GCCTCTACAAATGGTCAGAGCCGTAGGTCAGGACACATTCCAACCAAAAATCGGGTTTAAGACTCGTTACGGAATGGTTGCTAACCCATTTGCTGAAGGTCTTACACAAGGTGTAGGTGCTCTTACAGCTAATGCTAACCGCTACTACAGACGTGTTAAGGTAACAAACCTAATGTAATTCGATATCGAATTCAATACAAAGACCTCCTTCGGGGGGTCTTTTTTTATGTCTTCATGAGTTTCTCATGATTTTCTATATAGTTTCTATATAGACTTTTTAAGGTTTCGTAACACTTGACAAGTTTTTAAAGTCTGCTACAATAAATAAAATCACTTTACGATTAAAAAGCATGTCCAACTCTTTTGATTTCTTCTCTCCTAACGATACACGCTGGAAGAGGGCAGGTGGTGGTAGACCTCAACGTCCTGAGTGGGAGTTATGTCCTCCTGGATCCTGTTGGTTTTCCCCTGCTTCCTTCGAGGAAGTAAAAGCAGGTAAGAAGCGTCCTGGTATCCCTGCGAGATTCCAAGGTGAATACACTACTAGCGGTGGAGAATTCCAAGGTCAATGGGGGTATCAAGTTTACCGCAAACCTACTCCATCACCCAACCTAACACAGACGTTAGCATCTGCATAACAACACAGACCTCCTTCAGGGGGTCTTTTTTTATGGTATGATACCTAAATATTAGTGCAGAATAGGTATAGCCATGAACGGTAGGCTGACTAAGGTTGACATGACATCCAAACTCATGCAACTTAAAAGAGAGTTACACTATAAGTGTGAGATAGGAGAGAAAGGTAAGTGGGAATGTATAGGTGCAGACCTTTATCTAAATAAAGCACTAGACGTACTAGACGAATATTATATGTAATGCTACAATGGACACATGACAGAGGAAATGATCAGAAAGATCTCCTACACCAAGGAGGAGGTCGATATACTAATTGCTGAGGCAGTTGCAGAAGCACGACGCATAGATGAAGAGTCAATGCGTAAGCATAATCGTGACGCTACTATCATCAGTATGATCCTGGGGTTCACTTGTCTAGCATTATTTGTTGATGGTCTCCTAAGAATACTAGGTATCATCCCACCATTTATGAATATCGATGTTGATATCATTGATCAGATTGTAGATAGGGTAGAGCAAGATGTTATACCACAGGTTGAGAAGTATAAGAGTTATATACCAAGGATATAAATATGTTAAGCAAGGACTATAGACTTAGACTGTCTGTTATTGCCTGTAAGACTCGTCTTAATAGGGAAGTCAGTCTAGATGATAGGATTTGGGCTCAGAAATTAGTTGAGCATAACAATCATGCCAGAGGAATCTGGGAAAGAATGACATGACTACTTGGAATAAACAAATAAGTAACAGGAACTTCCTATCTCCCATAGGGTTCAAGTTTAGTCTTGCTAAGTTCCCGAAGGTATCTTACTTTTGTCAGACAGCTAACATACCTAGTATGAATCTTGGTATACAACAGCAGTCAACACCATTCAGATCATTACCATTAGAAGGATTCATTGAATATGATCCACTAACACTATCATTCCTTGTAGATGAGGATCTAGAGAACTATCTTATACTACATAACTGGATACGTGCACTGGGTACTCCTGATGATACAATGGAGAGGACAAATTATAAGTTAAAGATGGCTCAGGAGTTTGGTAAAGATAACAACGACCTGTATGCTGATGGTACATTAATGGTATTGAATAGTAATTTCAACCATAACTTTGATATAGTATTTGAAGACCTTATACCCATAGGGTTGAATGCATTGGAGTTTAATGCTAGTGTAGATGGTACAGAGTATGCTACAGCAAGTGTATCATTTAGATACTTAGCATTTCAAATAAGATCTTCAGAAGATACTAAGAGGAATACACAACTAACATAATGAATCTTGAGAAAATTGAGGAGCTGTGGGCAAAGGATGCTGAAGCATTTTTCGATCACAGGGATCTACCTGAGTTGCTTGCCAACGATAGTATGGAAACTCCCAGACTCCATGCAAAGTATTTGCAATTACACAATGAATTTAAACTTATGATGTCTGATACACAGACAAAGTATAATAAGTTGTATAAAGAGAAGTGGTTATATTACAACGGTAAGGCACCATCACAGGTATATGCAGAGAAACCCTTTGATCTTAAGGTATTGAAGGGTGATCTTGATATGTTCATTGATAGTGATGATGATGTATGTCGAGTCAAGCAGAAAATAGACTACCTAGAAACTTGTATAAATTCTATTGATAGGATACTTAAGGAGATCCACAATAGAGGATTTGCTATTAAGAATACTATTGAGATTGTGAAGTATTATGGTATCCGATGACAACAATCACCAAAAAGAATGAAACCTTTTTGAAAGTTGAAGCAGAACCTCACCTCCACAAGGAGTTGAGTGAACACTTTCAGTTTGAGGTACCTGGTGCAAAGTATATGCCAGCAGTCAAACGAAGATACTGGGATGGAAAGATAAGATTGTATTCACCTGGTACTGGTGAGATATATGTTGGTCTATTTGATTACCTTACCGACTACCTAGAGCAGAAGGGGTATGATTATGAGGTAGAAGAAGATAAATATTATGGTAGACCTAATGAGGTTGAGGAGTATGTCACACCTGAAGGCACAGCGGCTTTTATTCGTGCTCTTAGGATCCCCTTTAAGATCAGAGATTACCAGCTTAAAGGAATTTACTCTGCGATTAAATTTCGTCGCAAGCTTTTACTATCCCCCACGGGCTCGGGAAAATCGTTAATAATATATGCATTGGTGCGTTGGCACCTGTTAAAGGAGAGATCTATATTAATTATTGTACCAACTGTGTCTCTAGTAGAGCAGTTGTATAAAGATTTTCAAGACTATGGTTGGCATGCTAAGGATGTCTATAAGATCATGGGTGGAGTGGAGAAATATACAGATGAATCAGTAGTAATTAGCACGTGGCAGAGTATATACAAGGAACCTAAGAGATTCTTTGAAAGATTTGACGTTATCATAGGTGATGAAGCACACCAGTATAAGGCGAAGAGTCTTACTGGGATACTAACTAAGTGCATGGATGCGAAGTATCGTATAGGTTTGACTGGTACCTTAGATGGTATGGAAGCACATCAATTAGTGCTAGAAGGATTGTTTGGTAGGGTTGATAGGGTAACCAAGACAGTAGAATTAATGAAGCAAGGACACCTAACACCATTGAGGGTGCGGGTTGTACTACTAAGACATGGGTGGGTACCATTTGATCACTATCAACAGGAGATGGATTATCTCTGCATGCACACCAGACGTAGTAACTTCATCACTAATCTGGCACTAGATTTAAAGGGTAACACTCTTATACTGTTCAATTACATAGAGAAGCACGGAGAACCTCTATGGGAAATGATAAATAATAAGGTAAGTAAAGATCGTAAGATTTTCTTCATACACGGTGGTGTTGATGCTTATGAGAGAGAAGAAGCACGTAGTATATGTGAACGTGAAAAGGATGCTATAATATTGGCATCATATGGAACCTTCTCTACAGGTATTAACATTAAGAATTTACATAATGTTATTTTTGCATCTCCTAGTAAGTCTAGGGTGAGAAACCTACAATCTATAGGTAGAGTATTGAGGAAGGGTGATAATAAAGCACAGGCAGTGTTGTATGACATTGCTGATGACTGCTCTAAGGATCACCAATATAATTATACTCTTCGACATCTATCTGAAAGGATCAAGATATACGAAGAGGAGAAGTTTGATTATGAAATAACTAAGGTTAATCTTAAGAAATGACAATTAACTATATCGTACACGATCAAGAATTCTTTGGAGTAATGAAACTTAAGTCAGGTGAAACTTTACTTGGCTCTATGATTGCAACAGAAGAAGATTCTTGTCCAGGAAAAACTACTTTTTATGTACAAGATCCTGCACAACCACAAAACCATGAAGTGAATAAAGATGGACAGTTAGGTATAGCAGTTGGTCTTATAAAGTGGATGATGTTTGCTGATGAAGAATTCTATATGGTAACTGAGGATAACATAGTCACTGTGGCACCTATGGCTATGGATGCTGTACTCATGTATAAGATGTGGGTAAGGAAGGAGAAGGGTACTAATAAGAATGAGGTTGAGATCAAGATGAATAAGAATATGGGACTGGTGGGTAAGGTAACAGATGCTAGAGCAAAACTCGAAGATTTCTGGAAGCGTACTAATTCTTGACACCACGATCATTAAGTTGTATGATGTATACAGGTGAGATAACAATATGGCAAGAGCTGTGGCAAGGAAACAAAAACAACATTACGTTGACAACAAGAAATTTTTAGCTGAGATAACTGCTTATCGTCAGGCAGTTGATGAAGCTCGTACTTTAGATAAAGAGAAACCGAGGATAACACATTACCTTGCCGAATGTTTTCTAAAGATAGCAACACATCTATCATTCAGACCTAACTTTATCAACTACATGTATAAGGAAGATATGATATCTGATGGTGTTGAAAACTGTGTCCAGTATATTGATAACTTTGATCCTGCTAAGTCAAAGAATCCCTTTGCTTATTTCACCCAAATAATTTACTACGCATTTCTCAGACGTATTGCTAAAGAGAAACGTCAGATGGATATAAGAGATAAAATAATAGAGAAGAGTGGGTATGAGCAGGTCTTCCACTCAGATAATAATGATGATCATGCTGATATGAATCAGATCAAGGGTCGTATTGAAACTAATATGAGGAACTGATGACTGATTTATGGGCTGGTTATAGATCAGCAGTCTTTGATGTGTTCCCCGACTTAAAATTTGAATCTAATCATGCAACGTGGGAGAATAAGAAAGGTACTAAGTTAACTGCTGATCTATACAGTGGTAAGTATTTCCTCAAGTCTAGGCATGTAGATATATGGGATGGAAAGAAGCTTAATATACACAATAATATCATATATCCTAAGACACCAGAGGTAGGAGATGAGATAGTCCCTTGCTTTGGTATGGACTTGATGGGATTTAGTGATAAGAAGGTTATAATAGTATTTGATTTCCAACATCCAACAGATAATTATCTCTTAGATGTACCACCATTACCTAAGACAACAGAGAAGTATCGTTTCTTTGAACCAGGTAATCATTTCTCTAATAATATATTTGTAAGACACTGTACGGCAGATCTTGTTGACACATATCTACCCACATTCAAATATTATCTGTCACTTTATAAGGAGATGATAGATAGGAATAAACCTACTGGTATGGATGGTAATTATTACCATGACTTTGATAAGTATATGATCAAGTTGGATCCTATATCAGGGTATTTGGGTAGTGCTTTTGGTAAGGAAGAGTCGGAAAAAATAATCAAGGAATTCTTTTTTAGTTATGCAGAATGATTTAGTACAGGATATAGCAGTACTGCTATCATATACTATGCAGGACATTCCTGGTGTGGAGAAGATGGTGAGTCCTATTCCTGAAGTAAGTAAGGATGGGATATCTATTAAGAATACAATGTATAAGAGTCCTGTCTTAAGGAAGATGCACCTTGAGTTAGCAGAGATTAATAACATGAGGATACTACATTGTGTATTATTTCCTGATGTCCATTATAAATTACCTATATTTGGGTGTGACATCGTTGCTAATGAGAAGACAGTGACTGCTGCTATAGTTGATGTGTCACCTCAGCATGGTGTACCTGAGACTTTCTATAATAGTATCAGAGATATTAGTAATAAGGTTAGTTTCAGTGGTAAAAGACCACTACCACTATGGGGTGATGAGATCTTCTCACCATACTGTAAGTTTACAAGTCTGAAAGAAGATGAAGACATGGCAAACTTCTACTGTATTGTGCTACACTATCTCAATCTGTATCGTAAAGCGGTATCAGATGCTAAAAGAGATACCTTCTGGGTCGATGTTATGAAGAGGATCGATGATCAAACATGGTATTGTAAGAGTCAGAAGAGGAATGACAAGACACGTGGTATATTAAAGCATTGGTTTGATGCAGAATTTGCAGACATGTACATGAACGAGGTATTATTTGATGAACCAGATATTAAATCTATTCCCAGTCCCAGTTTTGAAGGGCCATATTGATCCTCCAAAGGGTTTATTTGAGGCAATAGCAGAAAGACTAGAAGACTGTCATAAAGGCAAGTGGGCATCTGAGACTGGTAAGTCAACAGGTGAGTTTAGTGTGTTCTTACATGAGGAAGAACCTCTTGTTGCTCAACTGATAGAGAAGATGATGCCTGATGTGTTACAGTATTGGGATCAGCAGCTAGGATATGCACCTGCTGAGCTCAAAGCTACTGCTTCTTGGTCTAATTGGCACACCTATAATGATTTTACTGGTGAGCACTCCCATTGTAATGGGAGGTTAGGGTGTCATATAGCATCTGTATACTATCTGGAGAAGGATGAGGGTGGTGATATATGCCTGTGTGATCCATTAGATTACATTCGTAGGTTGACACCGTTGCAAAAAGACAATGGTGATGCTATCATAGCTGAACCCGTGCCAACAAGGACTGGAGATTTCCTCTTATTTCCTGGTTGGATACGTCATCGCACAAATCGTGCTACCAATAAACGACAAGCAATTAGTATAAACTTTAACGGGAACTTAGTATGAAGGTACTCCTGATAACTGATCAACATTTCGGTGTGAGGAATGATAATATACATTATGTTGAGAGGTATCGTAAATTTTATACAGAGACAGTCTTACCTTTTATTGATAAGGAAGGCATCACTGAGATACTATGCTTAGGTGACACCTTTGATAGGAGGAAGGCAATTAACTTTTCTTCTTTAGAAGCTGCAAAGGATATGTGGTTTAGACCTCTAGAGGATAGGGGTATTAAAATGACAATGTTGATAGGAAATCATGACATCTATTTCAAAAATACTCTCCGTGTTAATTCTCCTGAGCTTCTCCTTGGGGAGTTTAATAATATTGAGATCATTTATTGTCCAGGTGAGAGGGTTATAGGTGGTAAGTTAATGATGCTTGTACCATGGATATGTGATGAAAACCGTCAAGCATGCATGGAAGCAATTAGGGATACTGATGCTAAGTATTGTATGGGTCATTTTGAATTGAATGGTTTCGATCCGATACCTGGTTTTACTATGGATCATGGTGATGACCCAAACTTATTGAAGAAGTTTAAGATGGTGTGCTCTGGTCACTTCCATTTTAAAAGTAGTAAGGGTAACATTAGATACCTAGGTAACCCTTGTCAGTTGTATTGGAATGATTATGGTGCTGCAAGAGGGTTTCATACTCTAAATACTAATGGAAGTTTAACATTTTATGAGAATCCTTTTAAAACATTCCATAAAATATATTACAATGATGAATTTAATTTAACACCTAAACAACTCAAAGACCTTGACGGAATGTATGTGAAGGTTATAGTAGAGGATAAGAAGGATCAAGTTAAATTTGATAGCATAGTTCGTAGACTACAGGCTGCTGATCTAGCAGACCTTAAGATCATTGAGGACATGTCATATGAATTGGATGATGTAGATGATGATATTGAGATGGAGGATACATTGACCATACTTGAGCAATGTGTGTCCGAATTTGAAAACAAAGAAGGAATATTTAAAATACTAAAATCACTATACATGGAGGCTGCGGAGGTCTAATGTTTGTGCTACTAGACAAAAAGACTGGTGGTGTGTATGCTGTAAGAGATGACGACCATACGGAACGTGTTGTACAGATATTCCTTGACAAGGATGATGCTGTACGTTACTATCAAATGCTGAGAGCCGACAACTATCCTCGGAAACTTGCTGTGCAAGAGATAGAAGAGGATCAGGTGAAGGAAAACTGCACAATGCATGGATATGCATTCAGTTTCATCAGTCCTGATGACTTTGTTATACCACCACCCCAAGATTGAATGATCATATTTGAAAAGATTCGTTGGAAGAATTTCTTATCTACAGGGAACTCTTTCACACAGGTGAATATTAATGATGCTCAATCTCATTTGGTTATAGGAGCCAATGGTGCAGGGAAATCTACTATGTTAGATGCTCTGTGCTTTGTTTTGTTCAATAAACCATTCAGAAAGATTAGCAGAGGACAATTAGTTAATAGTATAAATGAAAGAGAGACTATAGTAGAGATAGAATTTACTATAGGTACTGTGCAGTATAAAGTTATTAGAGGTATTAAACCAAATGTATTTGAAATTTACAGAAACGATAAACTACTTGACCAAGATGCTGCTTCCAAAGATACACAGAAGTACTTGGAACAGTCCATCATCAAGTTTAATTTCAAGTCCTTTACACAGGTCGTCATCCTTGGTTCATCCACATTTGTCCCATTCATGCAACTCGGAGCAAGTGTCAGGAGAGAGGTTATCGAAGATCTATTGGACATCCAGATCTTCTCAAAAATGAATAACATCCTTAAGGATCGTATGAAAGATGCGAGAGAGACCCTTAAGGATTGTGATCATCAGTTAGCAATGGCAGAGAGGAATGTATCATCTCAACAGAAGACCATTTCTAACATGGAGATGATGAGCTCATCCCATAAAGAGAAGATGCAGAAGCGTATTGGTAAGATTGATAGTAGGATTAATGAAAATCATGATGAGGTAGATGAATTTACCAAGAAGATCTCTCGAGTGCAAGACATACAGACAGAGTATGATGAGATGAGAGACATGAGGGTTAAGATACAGGGTAATTTAGACAAGGCAGAGAGAGATTTAAAGTTTTACTGGGAGAATGATGAGTGTCCTACCTGCAATCAGGTAGTATCTGACAAGACTGTTATGATAGAAGGTGCACAGGCAAGGCAGAAGAGGTTTATTGAAGGTTTAAATGTAATCACAGACTCACTCAACAGAGGACATAAGCAGATAGCAGAGTTGAAGGTGTATGCAGATAAGATAAATGCTAATAATCATGAGGTTAAGGCACTCCAGAAGGAGATGAACCAGTTATTAGTTGATGTAAACGCAGAGACACCTGATTTAGGTATAGAACAAGATATATTAAAGCAGTATAAGGATAAACACTCGGCCATTGCACATGACTGTGCTGAGGTACATAAGGACCATGATAATTTAAAGGTGGTTGGTACCTTATTGAAGGATTCTGGGATCAAATCTAAGATTATTAGCAAATTTGTACCAATTATTAACAAATCTATAAATAAATACTTACAAAAGATGGACACCTTCTTTAACTTCACGCTTGACGATGAGTTTAATGAAGTGATAAAGTCCAGATATCGAGATGATTTCTCCTATGCATCCTTTTCAGAGGGTGAGAAGCAGAAAATTGACCTATCGTTGCTCTTTACATGGAGAGACATCGCTAAGCTTAAGAATTCTGCTGCTACCAACCTCCTCATACTAGATGAGGTGTTTGATTCCTCTCTGGATGACCAAGCAACTGATGAATTACTCAAGATTCTCAGGGGATTGGGGGATAATGTTAATTTATTTGTCATTTCCCACAAAGGGGAGCTACTTCTTGATAAATTTGAGAAAACCCTACGCTTTGAGAAGGCCAATGATTTTTCCAAACTGGCAGCATCATAGTAAGAAGGCTGCTAAACGTACGTTGAAACCGCAAGCACTGCGGTCAGCAAGAGAACGACGCAGACACTTAAAGAAGTGTCTACTCGGACCCCCAAAGCACCCTAGGGGGTCTTATACTGTTCATATACACGCAAAGCACTATGTCAAATCAGGAAGTTAAAGGTTCTCTCGCTAAACTACTCGCCACCGAGAATCTAATCGTGGAACATAGGGTCGTGGAGACAGCATCCTTCGATGTAGATCGCAGAGTATTGGTACTTCCAATATGGGATGTTACTGATAGGGTATATAATATGTTGGTGGGTCACGAAGTTGGACATGCTCTCTATACCCCCAACACAGATTGGGGTGACCTAACAGTTCCTAAGTCCTACATCAATATTACAGAGGATGCAAGGATTGAGAAACTAATGAAGCGTAAGTTTCCTGGTCTTGCTAAAGATTTCTTCAAAGGTTATGAAGAGTTACATGAAGATGACTTCTTCAGTGTAAAAGAAACAGAGTTGGATAAGTTACTTCTCATTGATAGGATCAACCTATACTATAAGATCGGTGCACATCATGTTATCCCATTTAATGACGCTGAGAAGGCACTTAGAGACGCTACAGGGGTTACAGAAACGTTTGAGGAAGCATTGAGTATAGCAGAAGCAATTTATGCATATGAAAAGAACAAACAAGAAGACGAAAAGATCTCTGCACAACAGGCAGAGAAGGACACAGCAGATATTAACATTGATGGATCAAGTGGCAATTCCACAGGAGATAATAGCAGTGAAGAAGGTCAAGAGGTTGATGCACCAGGTAAATCTGAGAGTGAAGATGATACAGAGGAAGGTGAGGGAGATGATAGCAACGAAGTAACTAAGCAAGGTGGCACTGAAGCAGGTGATCTTGAGTCTGTAACTGATCAAGCACTATCTGATGCACTTAGAAACCAAGCACAGATGAATGAGTCAGACCGTCCTAAGTATCTTGAGATTGATGATGTTGATCTTAAGCATCACGTCGTAAGTCCTCATGAGATTAACGAATTATCTCAGGAAACATGGAATGCACCACAATATACTGACCCTAACTATGAGTTTCATAGAGATCTTGACTGGTCACATGTTGATTCAGAGTATCGTAAGTTTAAAAAGGAGTGCTCACGTGAGGTAAACTACCTTGCTAAAGAGTTTGAGATGAAGAAAGCAGCAACTGCATACTCACGTGAGAGTATAGCGAAAACTGGTGTCCTTGATACAGGTAAACTTCATACCTATAAGTTTAGTGAGGATATATTTAAGAAGGTAGCAGTAAGACCTGATGGTAAGAATCATGGAATGATCTTCCTATTAGATTGGTCTGGATCAATGGCAGAAGTTATCCATGACACATACAAGCAACTACTATCACTGTGTCTCTTCTGTAGGAAAGCAGGTATCCCATTCGATGTATACGCATTCATCCAAGATGGACAGTGGCATAAGGGAGAAAAAGAAGAGAAGTGGGAAGGAAGAAAAGGTACCTTCTACATGCCAGAATACTTCTACCTTCTTAATTTCTTAAATGGTAAGTTGAATAACCAGAAGTTTGATCAGTATGCTAGAGACCTATGGAGAGTTACATACATGTATAACACTAGATACTCCTCTAGGTATCGTAATCCTTGGTCTGCAAATGCAGAACCAATGCCAAATGTCCCTGATGCATTCCCACCACACTTACAGTTAGGTGGCACTCCATTGAATGAAGCAGTTGTTTGTCTTAAGACACTCATCCCAGACTTCCAATCTAGGTCTAAGGTTGAGAAAGTCCACGTTAGTATACTAACTGATGGTGAAGCAGCATATTCAGCAGAGTGGAGAGAGTCAGAGTGGGGAGGCAAGAAGGAACTTAATAGATCATGCATTAGATACAACACACATATCAGAGATAGGAAGACTGGACGCACTTATGCACCAGCAAATCAGGGTGGACAAGGTGGATGCACTACAACCAATCAACTTCTAAGATATCTTAAGGGTCGTTTCCCTCAGTGTAATTTCTTAGGATTCAGAATTGCTAACAATCGTGAGGTCAATAGGCAGTTAGAGAATGCATTCTATCCAAAGTATGATATCATTGAAAAGCATAAGAAATCATGGAGTAAGAATAAGTCCTTCTCTGCACCTATGTTTGGTTACCAAGAGCTCTTCTACTTGTCCTCTAAGAATCTAAATATTGATTCTGAGTTTGAGCCTAAGTCAGATTCAAAGGCAGATATTAAGAGAGCATTCACTAAGTCTCTTAAGGGTAAAGCAAACAACAAGAAGATCTTATCCTCATTCATTACACAAATAGCATGAATATCTTTGTTGTAGATGAGGATCCTGCACTAGCAGCATTCTCTCTACCAGACAAACACATAGTTAAGATGCCACTGGAGACCACGCAGATGATAGCGTTGGTCTTCAGTAAGTGGTATTGGAATGAAGGACCAGTATTGAAGAAAGATGGCACTCCATACAATGTAGAGAAGGGTGCATTCAGAAATCATCCATGCACTAAGTGGGCAGCAGAGTCTGCTGATAATTTACAGTGGTTATTTCAGCATGGTATATCATTATGCAATGAATATACATCACGCTATGGTAAGAAACATGCATGTGAGAGAAGTATAAGACTAGCAGCGATGTCACAAATGGATAATGGATGTCCAGAAGATCACACACCATTTGTTAGGGCAATGCCTGATGTATTAAAGTATGATCACACCATTGATACTATTACTGCATACAGGAAGTACCTTGCATCTAAAGCATGGGTCTTAGATAATTACCGTGTGCCAGATAACAAACCGTCATGGCTTCCTACACAACCTTATGATCTAGGGTTATAATATTAATATACAAACAAAGAAACAATGCCTCAAAAAATTACAGTTACTACTGACGACATCAGAGACTACCTCGTAGGAGAATTCGGAGTAAACGTAAAGACACCTGAATTACAAAATGCATGTGATCATTTCGGTCTTGCATATCAAACAGTATCCAAATACATTAACAAGTTTAAAGTTAAGAGAGGAGTATGGGATCTAACAGTGGCTGAGGCAAAGCAGCAATTAGAGAAGACTGTATCCTTAGTGGCAACGGAGGTTAAGGATTTGGTACCAGCAAAAGATAGTCACTTCGTACCTTTCGGTAACTTCAATGATCTCAAGAAGGTTATAACATCCAAGATCTTCTATCCTATATTCATCACTGGTCTATCAGGTAATGGTAAGACTTTCGGTGTGGAGCAAGCTTGTGCTCAAGCAAAACGTGACTTAATTCGTGTAAACATTACTGTAGAAACTGATGAAGACGATCTTATTGGGGGGTTTCGCCTTGTGGATGGCAACACAATTTGGCATAATGGACCTGTCGTGGAGGCATTGGAGAGGGGATCAGTCTTGTTACTCGACGAACTTGACCTTGCTTCTAATAAAATCCTATGCTTACAATCCATCCTTGAAGGCAACGGTGTGTTTCTAAAGAAGGTAGGTCGTTATGTAAGACCTGCTGAGGGATTCACTGTTATAGCAACTGCTAACACTAAGGGTAAAGGATCTGAGGACGGTAGATTCATTGGTACTAATGTATTGAATGAAGCATTCCTTGAGAGATTCCCGATTACATTTGAGCAAGAGTATCCAAAGGCAGTTACTGAGGTTAGAATGCTCAATAACTATTGTAAAGAGCTAGACTGCTGCGATGATAAGTATATTGCTAACCTAACAGCATGGGCAGAGATCATCCGTAAAACTTTCAACGATGGTGGAGTGGATGAGGTCATCTCAACACGTAGATTAGTGCACATTATCAGAGCATATGCTATATTCTCTGATAGAGTTAAGGCGATCCAAGTATGCTTGAATCGTTTCGATGACGAAACAAAGAGGTCATTCTTAGAATTGTATGATAAGATAGACAATGAGGTTGAC